GTAATTAATCGACTACCTTTGGGTCTAATATCTCTAAAGTCAAAGTCTGGATCAGATTTACCTAATGTATAAGCTTTCACTAATACTTTAATAGCATCTGCCCAACCTTCGATAGAATCTCCTATAAGAAATCTCCTCGTTTTCTCTGATGGACCAATGATAGTAGGGAGTTTATCTGTATGTCTTCTCTGTACGCTAAAGCCCACGCCACTTCCGCCAAGTAGATTAAACATGGTTTCGCTGAAAACGGCAGGATGATCGACAGGGGAATAAGCACAATTGAACATACGATTATTACTAAGCTCAATAGGAATACCTCCAAACTGTAAAGACCGCATAGAAGGCAATACTTGACGATTAAAAACAAATTTGTAGACATTTTTAATTTCCTCTTTTAATTGTGGATATTTGCGAATGTGCATAGCCATGTTTCTTTGTACTAATTCTTCCCAAGACTCTCTTCGTTGAGCCTCTGGAACATACTTAGCATATTTATTAAATATAGTTATGTCTGATAAGACTTTTTGACTTTTGTCCATATATTTCCCTCTTTTGTAGTAGTTATATAAATTAATCGGTGGTAAAAGGATCTCGAACATCGACAATTTCTAGTAGTATATCATATTTTTCTTCGATAAGATCATCAAATCTATTTACTAAATCTTCTGAAGTTACCTCTAATATTTCTAACAAATCTACTTCATTGATCTGCTCTTTTACTTTTTCTTTTAGTTCTTCAAGTGTTAGTACCATATTCAAGTTCCAGTATTAGATCACAATAGTGTTTAATTTTACGAATATCTTCTGCTCCATTCTTATCTCTATGTCTAATAATATATTTAATTATATTACCTTCTATAAAAGGAATGTTATTTTTAAAGATAAACTCCGTAGGTTGTATCGCATACTTGCTATAATGCTGTCCACCTATTTGTATTTCTGTTGCTTTTTTCTTAGACATTTACAAACTTACCTCCTGCTTTACTAGCTAGATTCTGTTTTCCTCTAAACCAATTACCACATTCTTGACACTGATAGCGTTGAAATTTAGAAGAATTTGTGTAAGAAAAACCTCTCTTCTGATGATGGTGTCCACCACAGTTTGGGCAGACTTCTCCATCTTCAGAAAATAATGATAAGTTAATATGGTTTTTACACCAAGCTTTAAACTTACCATATACTTTTTCAAGAAGTATAACATCATTCTTATTATACTCCTCCATAATAGCCCAAGCTTCCTTGTCTTTATTCATACAACGAAGCCATAGCTCATGTCCCATATGATCTGTCTTTTTACCTAATCCTAAAGCTTGAGACACATAATCAAGTTTATTAGAAACAAACCTAAACTGTTTCCTAGCTACAGAAAGTAAATCAATCTGTTTAGCAGGAGATGGAGGGGGCATCCCTGCAATTAAAAACTCTTTATTTAGAGTTGGTATATCGAATCGACTCCCATTATAATGTATGATGGCATCTGCTTCATCCATTAGCTTATGTACTGACTTTAACATACGCTTATATGTCGTATTCTGAACACTCTTAAACATAACCTCATCTTCACCTAACCATTTCGCTGCATAGCATAAAGTTGAAGAAGATTCTAGTAGTTGGTTTAAAGAGATATTCTGTTGCCAGATCCCCCAGACTGTTGCCAAATTTGGAGATGTTTCTATATCAATCAATAATATCTTAGGGCTATTCATCTTTATCCTTTGTATTAGTATCCTGAGTTTCTTTAGGATCTTTTGGTTTTCCAAAAATACGATCAAAGTTTTCTTCAAAAGACTTTCGATCAGTGAAAGGTCTTGGTGTTGACCCTTTTCCACCATCACTCATACCTAATCTCCTTTTTAATTAAACCTAATGGTAAATGAATATAGTCTTCATGTAAACAACTTGTGTATTCTGCTTTAGGGTAATTATCCATTACCCATCGATTAGCTGTTGTACAATCTACAAAATGTCCCACATATTGAGGCTCTTTTAATGTAAGATATACAACAAGAACATACTCAAACATACTTCCTCCCTACTGAATTTTACCTTCAAACACATGGTCAGGTAACATATGTAAGTGTATCATATGCTCTCCATCTACTTCTTCTAGAGTACAATTCTCTATGATATACTTAACTGCTAAAGTCATTAAAATTTCTTCTTCATACGGATCAATTTCAATACCTTCAAAACTTTTATCCTTTTTTAATCCTTTTACTATCACGAGATTTTCTTTCTTTTAAAGTTTTTTTATCATGACATTCACTACACAATACTTGTAAGTTTTCTTTCTCACAGAATAATCGTTTAATGAATACATCCCAATCTTTAAATCCTTCCTTAGGACATACTACAGGATTAATATGGTCTACATTAACTTCTTTACCAGGATATTCTTTTTTACACTTTGCACAAACATAATGAAGTGCCATTCGATTAGTTTTTTTGTTTAACTTTTTACCAACAGAAGCTTCATTTAACACTTCATATTTTGGTGGGTATCTTCTATAACCTCCTCGTAGAACAGAAGTTATAAAAGTTTTTAGTCTACCCTCAGTCCACTGTTTCGTTGGCATCTACTAAACTTTCAAATCTATGTTTATAGTCATCTTCTAAACTTCTTAGTATCCAAAGACACCTTGCATTCATTAAAAGTTCGTCATCATGCCCATATTGATGCCTTACTACTTCTAACATTTCTTTTTCTGAAGAACACTCTTCAAGTAATTTCTTTGCTTTCTTATTTCCTATACCTGAGATACCTTTAATATTATCTGAAGTATCTCCTTTTAAACATTGTTCATAAAATAATCTTAAACCTTCTAACTCTGATTGTTCTACAAAAGTATCAGGCTTTTTCCAGTTCTTACCACTAATTTCCCATTGAAAGTGGTTTCCTTTAATTTGTAATAAATCTTTATCTAGACTACAAATGATTGTTTTATCTGTTTGATAGATCCCTAACATATCATCTGCTTCTAAACCATCTGTAGCTATCTCTGCATTCATTTTTTCAACGGCATAATCTCTCAATGCTTTTAAATGTTGAGGTTTTTCTGCAGTACGATTGGCTTTATATTCAGGATAGATTGAATTTCTAAAATTAGAACTTCCAGTAAGAAAAGCCCTGTAAGAATCGGATTTAGTTTTGGAGAGAATGATGTCTAGTAATTCTTCAGCTCTATAAATCGCAATCCCTACAGGGTCATTTTCAGCACTAGCCGCACATCTAAAACAGACTAAGTCCATATCTATGAGGGCTTCTATGATTATCTCCTAGTACGGAATATCGTCGGTTAAATCATCTACGCTAGTGGCAGTACTATCTGTAGAGGGGTTTTCACCAAACACATAGTTTTCTAGTTGTTTGGCTACAGATAATACATCTGGTAATGTAGCAGTTTTATTTCCTGCTGTCAATAGTTGAACAGCACTTGATATGCTACTTTGTCTAACAATGTATTTTTGTCTCGCAGCTCTTTCTTCTTTTGTTTCGTAGTTACTACCTGTAACACGAGTTGTAGAAGAAGACTTAGAAGAAGCTCCATCACCTTCCTTCTTCACAGATCTCCACTGCCAATAACCATTGTCATCTTTGTATGCCTCAATATCTAATCTATCATCTTTAGCAAAAGTTTGTATATCTTTAAATACAGATGGATTAGTAAAAGACATAAGTTTCTTACCTTGAACTTGACCTTGCTCATTCTTATAAGAAACTTCCAAAGATTGATAAGAACCTCTAGCAGTTTTTACTGACTGAGGTGTGCCTACATCAATCAAAGTTACAATCATAAATTACTCCTTAATTTAATTTGGTATAATTATTATACCATGTTTGTGATTTTTGTCAAGACCATATTTCCATGTCTTTCCAATTCTGTCCAACTTGCACTTCTGCCTTCATTGGAAGATTAAACTCTACACCGAATAGTTTTTGAAAATTCTTAGGGACATCTTCAAAAACATCTAACATCATCTGTGATAATTCATCGGTGTGTTTATCATCACAGTCAATAATAATACTATCATGAACAGTATTAACAAGCTTAGCTTTATCAAACTTACCTTTCATTCTATTGAATAAAGACACTCTAGCAATAGTCATTAAGTCTGCTCCTAGTCCTTGCACAGGGTAATTTAATATTGTTGTTCTAGGAAAAACTCTTTGACCATTCCGAAGAGTAGGTTCAAATTCATAAATACGACCTGTAGGTAAGCATACTTTCTTAGTCGTTGTAGCTTCTTGCATAAGCTTAATATGCCATCTATGCAATCCTTTATACTTTAAATAGAACTCTTCTATAACCTTGTCCCAAAACTTCTCTGACTTACTTACTTCAGCAAAGTTAGGATCATTAGCATAAGAGTAAGCACTTCCCCCATAAATCAATCTAAATACAAAGGTTTTTGCTATCAATCGACTTGGAAGACCAAACCTATTTTGGTTGTCGGAGTGCTGATCGACATCGTTCCAAATTTCTTTACTAGCAACCTCATCTTGACTTAAGAAGGAAGCACATCTCCATTCAAGTGCGGAAGCATCTCCTTGAATTAACATATTAGTAATTCTTTGCTAACCACTTAACGATCTGTTCTTGTGAATAATCGTCTAAGTGTTTCATTACAATATCAACACCAATCTCTGAAATGATAGAGTTAATGTCTTGTATTGTGTGTATTACATAAGCTTCTTCCTGATCTGATTGAAGTTGCATACCCTCATCAAAATCAGGTGTGTAGTTATCTATACTCATATTTCTCTCCTTTGGTATCTTGAGTAAAACAATTCTTTTATTTCTCCGTCAAAATTTTGTAGATTCGGTCTTGAGGAACTAAGACGACCAGTTCGAGCAACGCATTGGTTGAGTTGCCCATGTAATTTACCTTTAGCCCAACCTTGAGATTGTCTGAGGTCTGGGAGTCCGTTATAGTAAGTTCCTCTACGCTTTTCAAGGGTACTCCTGGTAAGGATACATTCAATAATTTTTTTAGCATTTTTTGAGCCCCTAAGGCTTCTAAGCGTTTGTTCATCTGTGCTGTAATATCCATCTTTTTTTAACTCGCTTCCTTTTAATGGTTCTACTAATCTAGGTAAATCATAATGATGATCTACCCAACCTAACTTCTCTTCACCTTTGCGATCACCAGTTTTATATATTCCCACAACTTCTTTCTTAGGAATTGTAACACGACCTCCATACAAAAGGCAACTAAGATGATCATTGCTATTGAAATTAAGATCACCCACCCCACAAAGATCATAAAGCTCTGTATTAATTTTAATAATTTGTTCTTCCATGTCTTGAGCATATTGTAAACTTTTCTCCTCTTCAAACATAATACCATTAAATTCCATTTCTTGTAAAACAATTAAATCTTGATTATGCAAACTAAGTAATCTCTGCCTTTGTGGAGGTAGAGTTT